TGCCATCTATTACTCGGCGCAATGGTACAATTTTTTCACTTGAGGTTGTGTCTTGAGTCTTCTTTTGGATGGGCTGTTTTAGTTGCAATAGGTTGCGGTACACATTACGCGCTTCGCCCATTTTGCCTCCACCTCGCCCTTTGTAACCCTGACCAATATCCAAGACATTCCCGTCTTTATCAGTAATAAATCGAGTCTTGCTTTGGCCCCGAACACGCGGCGTTTCCCAATTGGTATTGCCCAATATATGGCGCTGAGTCTGCCCGATAATTGATTTCAGTGCCTTGTTCTCATCCCTTGCACTGACGTGATGGACATTCGACTGTGGTTGAATACCGATTGCACCACCTTCACCCAAACCTGAGCGACGAGAACCTTCTTCGTCGTATGTCGTGCCTGTACTGAAATTGACACGATGTCGTTGCTCTAACGATTGCAAGAAGGCTTCAGGGTCATCATGGATAATGCGCTTCAACTCTTCATTCGTTATCTCATCAGCCTTCTGACTGACATGGGCTTTCCATGCCTTGTTACCCGCAGTTCTGCGCGTGCCCATCTTATCCGGTCTTGTTTCCATTACATGCTCATGCTTTGCCATTTCAGGATTATCACGAATAGCGTTCATACGCGCCGCGGCGTGTTTGAACATATTGTGTACAATTGACTGTTCTTCTGTGTGTGGTGGTGCTATGGTCCCATGAAGACCATTTGTGAGATTGTTGAGTATGAGTTTGAGCATAGTGTCGTGCCCTTCAGCAACACGGTTGCTCACATGTTCATGTAAATCAGGCTGTTTAGGTTCAACATCTTTCGTATGCGCAACAGGTCGAGGGTGGTATGACATAACATCACCGATGCCCAATTTCTTATTCGACTCGTCTGTCATGTGGCCGAGGATGTATCTCTCAGCGGCTTCTATGAGCGCATACGAAGCGATATTAGCGCGGTTCCAATCCTCTTCGCCTGTAGCGGCATCGATTTCGGGGTTGAATATACCGGGCATTTGCTTTTCTACAATTTCGCGCAACTTGGGCGCAACTTGGGCAATAGCGTGCATGGTGTCATTCATGTTGTAAATGTGCTGATACCTTCTCTTGAGTTTACCATGTTGATGGTTCGCCTCTTCTTCATCTGCCGCTTCCATTGGGTAATACTCCGACTTCAACTCATTGACAATTTGCTGTTGTTGGTCAATTTTGTCTCTTAGGTTGGCTAAGTCCTCTGCACCCATTTTTTCGGGTTTGAAATCAGGGTCTTTGAGTGCGTCCTCAATCCTTTGCGCAAATTCCAACTCTTCTTTTTCATCAGTCGGGTCCCGATATTCACTCTTGCCCGCCATAGGTGTGCCCATGTAGGTGTCATACAATTTGTGTAACCCTTCCAAATACTTCTGTGCCAAATCATGCGGGTTGCTGTATGACACAACACCACCTTCGCCATTATTGCGAACAAACGTATTGTTTCGTGGGTGATTAGAGTCGGTCTCATCAAGGTCCCACGGGGTAACTAGAGAATTGTTGTCACCCCACACGCCTTGTTGTGCGGCCATGCGGACATACTTTCCTCTTTCAGTTGGGTCAGAGGGTGTGGGTAATGGTACAGAACGAGTAGCAAATTGCGCATCATCAATTGGTGGCGCGACAGGCGTAGGCTCTTGTAAAGCGGATGGTGGCGCGACAGGCGCAGGTGGTAGAGTGCTACTATGCACACTATCCATAAGATGGCGTGCAGTATCTTCCCGACCAAGGTTACTCAATTCATGACCGTGGGTTTGGTCGGAAGCAATAAAATGGCGCGGGTCAAACGTAGCAATGGATTGCATAGGGTCAATTTTGTCCAAATCTTGACCTAACACATTTTCAAAGTGTGACCAATCACCCGCGCCTTCTGCCAAAGTGGCCGGAGGTGCTGTGTTATACACATTAAATCCACCATAATAGTCTTCTGACGCAGTTCCCCCTGCACGCACCGGCTCATCCCCACGCTCAATGTCACGCATTTCTGTAAGAACACCCATATCTCCCAACATAGTGCGCAATTGCTCTTCATTGAGACGATTATCTTCACCGGCATCAACAAACGGAACACCACCACGCGCATTCCAAAATTCAGAGTCTTGGAGCGTTTTTTGTAGGTTGCTTGTATCTACAATCCAATGTGGTTGTGATTCAGAAGTGTCATCAAGATGTCGCGCCGCACCACTAAGGGCGAGCATGAGTCCATATTTCACAGGCAATTTACCACGAGACTTAGTGGATGTAACGCTCTCTTCTCCTCGCGTATGGGGGTCAACGCCACCGGGAAATCTGCTAACATCACCATTGATTGACATTCGGTTAACAGATTTCCACGGTTGCTGATGCAACCTATGGTGTGCTTGCTGTTCAGTATTACTCATAACGTCGGACGCCATGACGTTGCGCGTTCCTCGGTGTGCTTCTCGTATCTGTCTCCCCATCCCACCTAAATTAGGCGTGCCCTCTTGGAATGCGGCAAACATGTCTTTTTGTGCATCAAATCTTTCTTGAGGCGTACTATCAGACACTTCTCTACCTTCGTGAATCATCGGCATGAAATCGCCGGGCAATGATTCAGTGAATAAACCGGGATGTATTTCATCGTCAGCATACAATAACGCGTTTGGGTCAAGACCCTGCCCACCAGTGTCACCGTACATTGTGCCGAAAATCCATGAAAATGATGGGTCACCATCGCTGTTGATATTATGAACGAATGAGCCCATACCGTCTCGTATCATTTCACCGGCTTTTTGCGAATTCTCAACCCGAGTGATGTATGGGCTGTTTTGGTTTTCTTCTGTTCCAGTTGTCAGTTGTGTAAATGCACCTACAGGCAGTAAGCCCATTTCCGCATATTTAGCGAGACGAAGATATGGGTTGTCATTTTTTTCTTTGTCAGAGACATGATGCCCATGCTTGTCAGTCTTGTAATGTAGCGTACCGTCTTCAGCCATATTCGGTAAACCATAATACTCACGCACGCTTTCATCAATATCCTCATTGCCCATCAAGCCCTTCTCAAACGCTTGTTTGCGAATCCATTCATAGGCACTCATTTGGTCATCTGAATCAGGTGACCCATAGTGCGAAAAATCACCGTTTTTGTCGAGTTGTAACTTGGACAATGAGCGCTCAATGGTCTTAGCATTTGCATCCGCAACACTTGTTGTCCCTGCTTGTGTCCCACTATGGTCGGCCCTTTGGTTGATAATGCCGGGAGAAATGCCGGGCGTGCGCGCTTTGTGCGCTTCACGAGACAGGCGTACCAATTCTTGTCGCTTCAAGAAGGGAATCCAATCAGAATCCTTACCCATACCATTCGCATCAAAAATATGCTTTGCGTTTTGCGGCTTACCTTCTGCAACCCATTGACCAACAAAGTGACGCTCTTGTGGACTCAAATTTTCCACACCGTATGTGAAAGCATTACGACCCATGCGCCATCCTTTTTGGTTGTCCGCGTCATATATGCTAGGGTCAACTAACATCGCTTGCGCCATGTCTTCATCATTCAGCAATTCACCATCGGCGTCATAGCATTTGAGTGCATTATATCCATCCCACTCACGCAATTTGAAATTGAAATAATCTCTATCAGGGTTTTTAGGCTCTTTTTGAAATTCACCACGATACCAATTCAACCATCTTTCCTTTCCGCGTTCATGAAGAGTATCAAGTGTGATGTTGCCTGTGTATTGGCCTAAATTGGTCGGTGAATGATGAGGGTGCTTGCTTTTCAGTGTGGCCTGCTCATGCTTTCGTTCGCCCTCACTGTATATTTTCGACCAACCTCCACCTTCGGGGTGATACAATGAGCGCATCAGCATATTAAATGGCGAATACCTGTCTTTTTTGGAACGGTAACGAAAGACATTCAACTGCTGTATTGGGTGAGAATCATGATGCAACATGTCTTGCGTACCTGTTTGCTCTTCGTCCGGTGAATCATATTCAAAACGACCACTCATGATGTTACGGTGGTATTGTCGCTTCTCCTCATCACTAGAACTAAGATATTCCTGATGCGGCCTCGCGATTTGACGCAAAAGAGAATTTGGCACAATGGGTGGAGACCCCCGCGTATAGCCGGGGTTGAGTTGTTCATCAAGATATTTTTCGGGATATGGTCTACTCAAAAAGCGGTCTGCTTTGATAATCTGAGACGCGTATTCGACAAACACGGCGTCACTGCGTAATACAGGCACGCCCCTTCTGTCGGCATCAAGTGCCGCATATAGCAAAGCCGCGGCATCATCTTTGTCGTAATCGCTGTTGATAAAATCAAAGCGAGCGCGCGCCCAAACTTCTTTTGCGCCTTCTCGCATCCCATCACCGCCGTTTACTGAACACGGCGGGCGAGGGCTTCGGCTTTCTCAACAAGTTGCTTTAGCACGAAGGGATTGTCTTCCTTCCATGCGCCGAGTAATTCTGACTTACCGAAAATGGTCTTTTCATTGGTGATTCCTTCAGGTCTACCTGTACCGCCTTCAGTAACGTGCGCACTTAATGCGCCACCGTCAGCGTGAGGATTCGCCTGCAAGAATCGAACCGATTCTGCTTTGGGCTGTGAACGCTGAACAACTTCAGGGTCATCAGGTAGTTGTTGATTTGTCCAATAATGGACAGGTCTTACTTCTTCAACACCACTCACATCGCGCAATTCGCTGTCATCGACGTATTCACTCGCCTTTACCAGTCGCTCTTCTAACTCGTTTGCCTTCTCAAGAAGGTCTTGCACTTCGGACCATTCGCCCGGTTCTACTTTAATCGGTCTTACCATTCTACTCACCTGCCTCGACTGCTCGTCTATTTGTTGTGAATCCTCGGTCTGCTGGTGCGCCTGCTGATTCAGCCAGCGCGTGAATGTCGGCCCATTCCATGTCGTGCCATTCTTGGTTAGATGATGGCATACCGACTACGTCGATTTCAGAACCGTCACCGGCCTTTTCAATAACGCCACTGCGGTCACCCCGCAAGGGGTCGCCCCACACATCATTGACACTTGGGGAATGCGCGCGGACAAAACCAGCACGCTTGAGAATTGTATCAGGATTGCGCATCTGTTGGCGCATTTCGCCCATTTCAACGTCCATCTTTTCCATCTTGGTGATGAGCGCGTTAAGCAATCGGTGAACGGGGTCTTCTTCACTCATGGGGATTCACCCCATACTTTAATTCACAACGGTCAGACAAATCAGCCAACTCGGCTTCCACTTCATCATCGCCTAATTCCACAGCGGCGGAAATAGCCATGCTCAAGTATCTGCACAATTGCATTGCCTGCTCTTTGTCAGGCCCTTCGTCACCTTCGGTGTCATAGAAACCATCATCCTTCAATATCAGGTCGTTATCACTCAAAACGCGTAACGGCAAGCCTTTGTGCAAAAGGCCATCAAACTTTGTCGCTTCACCGGCCGCAACTCGTCGCACGGTATCACAGCCTTTGTCCGGGGGACCGCTGTGGCTTCATAATGCTACCAATGCGCGCAGGCATGATTGTACCTTTGAGTAAACCGCTTCGGTCCCCAACATCGAGAAGTTGCTCAGTCTCGTTGAATTGTCGAATTGGTACACCGCCCGCGAACATATCATTAGGCCCGACAGGCTTTTCGATAGCCCCTTTCTGAATGCTCATTACATCATCTGCTAGGAAATCGCTGGTCTGATTGATACTGCGCAGTAGTTGTTGTGCGGCTATCATATCTTCGTTCTTTAATGCGTCTTTGACCGCCGCAACGTCGTTCTCCAACTTGCGGAGCATTGGGTCCATCTTGGTAATCGCGTCACTCGCCATGTTCTCACCCCACGCACATCGACTTATTCAACTTACTGATTGAAGCCTGATTCCTTACGCTTGCCATTCACGCCCATATAGGCCCCTTCTTTGGCACTTTCAATCGCGTCAACAACTTTCTCCATTGGCCCCTTTTCTGACCCGCGCTGTTTCTTCTTACCGCCGGTCGGATGACCACTTTGACCTTGCACTTCTTCAACAGGCGCAGGGCCTCTGTCACGCATCCCTGTGCTTTCACCGAGACCTGCCATTGGCTCACCGCGCTGGATTGGCATGCCTCCGGGTGGCATTCCACCTCCCATAGGTGGCGCACCTCCGGGTGGCATTCCGCGTCCGGGTGGCATTCCGCGCCCGCCGGGCATACCTCCGGGCATACCTCCGGGCATTCCACCCGGCATTGGTGGTGGCATCCCACCTCCCATAGGTGGCGCGCCTCCTCCCATAGGTGGCTGGCCTCCCATAGCGGCTTCCTCCGGTTCAGGCTTCTTGTAAACAAAACGAATATCACGCGCGGCATCTTCTTTCAATTCAGGTTGGAACCCAAGTTGGGTCATACGCTGTGCGACATTGACTTCCATCTCGTCGCGCCGTAGTCGTGTGACATCATCCTCTTCTTCGTTCGGGTAGAGTGTGACTTTCCAATCAGTGACACCCATTTCTTCCAACATGCGCGGGAATAAATCGCGGGTGTAAATGTGCTGTCCAAACTCGACTGCGCGATTCGTGACAAGGATTTGCATACCTTCGTTATTGAGTCCACCTTTACCGGTGTCCATCATGAAGATGTTGGACACACCATAGAACGATGCAATGCGCTGACGAATCTCGTCACGCACTTGTGCATATTGCATCTCGTCCATGCTGTCCATGAATCTAACGAATTCGACTTTACCGCGACCTGACGCACTTTCGATACCGACTTTCGGAATGTAGTGCGGGTCGCGCTCCATCTTCTCTTCGGCACCCTTCCAAAACGATGCAGTAGATTGAATGTTGTCCGTAGTAATCGCAAGAACACCACGCGGGATTCTGCGCTTTGAGTATGCCAAATACATGTAGTTGTCCATCGCGGCCAGCGTCATCGCTTGGCGCCACATGGTCGCGACAGGACTGCGCCCATAGAGTTTGGATGGATTGAATTTTGATATGTGGATGACTTCACCTTCAAGATAATACTGCGTTTTGCCAGCACCCGCGCTGTTGACAAACCACACATCTTGCAACATCTGCCCACATCGCTCACATTCTGAATGCTCGTCGTTATGCGGGTATGTCTTGTCTCTGCATGACGCGCGTGGGCAAATCAACCAGCGCCCACCGCGCACACCACGCTTGTCTGCAACGAGTCGCATGAACGTAGGGTCAGCGCGCATCAAGGACTTGATACGGAAAAACTCTGTCTCTTTGGTCTTCTCATCGATGAAGTATTCCTTCTGCATTACAAGGAACGCATCATCGACGATATTCAGGTCCCATTCGACTTCGCGCATCACATCGTAGAAGGATTGGTCTTGGTCATTACGCTGTTCAAGCAACCACTTTGGGTACATCAATTGGTCAACATCAGGTTCCCTAACTTCACCACCGCACAATGTGCAAACTTCAACATCATGCTGATATTCCTCATCACACTCTATACACTTCTTGTGGAATTTCTTCTCCCAATAGTAACCGCGCCTGAAAATTTCCTGACACAGTGTGTTGATTGTGGTACGGAGAATGATGGATTCTTGCACTGTCGCATACAGCGCGGGAATTGTGACACCCTGCACGAGGACAGGCTCTTGAATACCTGCCTTCCACAAGGGCATTTGTGGTTCAGGTGTAGAGGAACGCCGGAACGGTTTGGTCAGCGCACCGAGAAATCGGCCGATTCGGGACTGCTCTTCATCAGGCATCTTCTTCGTCACCTCCGCCTAACAACGATTGAATCAATTTCATGGCTTCCTTCATGCCTTCACCGTGCCCGCTCTCATCATCCTGTGGGCCGTCATAGTCGTCGTCCGGGTCGTCGTCAACAGGTGACTCATCCGACCCGCCCTTCTTCGGCTTAATCATAATGCGCATCACAGCGACACCCTTTGGCTTCTTCATTCTACATCAACCCTATATTCAGAAAAGCGTTCAGGCAGACTCCCTGCACGACGGTGAATCTCCCGGCGGTCGTGGTGACCCATAGGCGGATATATCCGCCTTACAGCGTGGCGCTTGCCCCACTTCAAATTCTCGATTGCTCTCTGTCTCTCAGATGGGGTAAGGAAGGGGGGCTGACTCATGGACAATTCAGCCTCTTGACTCGCTTCATCAAACACATCTTCTTCGCGTTGCTTGAGTCGCTTCAAATGGTCATACCATGAGCCACCATCAGTAGAGCGAATGGCAGAAAGTGCGGCATCATCATCGGCACCAGCACCAAAGATTTCTTGTTCGTGCTGTCCACCCATCCGTGCCAATTCTTCCCTGATGTAATCGTCTTCTCTTTTGAGAATCTGCCATGCCTGTGAAAACGCGCTCATCATAGACCACCCATCAAACGCTCGGCTTCGATACCAAGTTGCACGATTTCGGGGTCGCGCGTCTCCCATTTTTCGACCGTCTCCACATCTACGCCCCATTCCGCGAGTAGGTCATCCGCCTTTGTGTCTTTCCAATTGTTCCACTTGACAATTCGTTGCAATTCAGCCTTGCGTGCTTTTGCTATATCCTCGCGCCCAAGTCCCAAGAGTTCCATAACGGCACGGGCCTGTTGTTTTTTCAAGTGCAAGTGTGGCTCAACACCTTTCAGCAATTTATGCAAATCGGCTTTGGAATAGAATTGAAGTCGATGTTGACTACGGACACTGTTCTTGTGAATTTTCAGGTCGAGTTGTAGAACGCCACAACCAAGAACCTTGTGCAAATTCTCACAATGAACACGTCCTCGTTCACCTGTGGCAATTATTCCAGCGCGCGGCTCACCACGTTTGGTGATGGTGATGTAACCATCAGCGTCAATAAAGCCTGCCGCGTATGCCCACGGGTCTTTTACAAGAATAGTACCATTGGTGCGCAACAAAGACCACGCACTGCGTGATGCTTTGACAATACCAAAGTCTTCACCATACATTTTGAGTAACGTACCAAGTTTCTGCGTAGTCAAATTGCGGTCATTGATGTTCTCACACAGTGCGCGAGTCTGTGTCACACCATTAGTATCGAGGAAATGAACGGATTTTGTGAGCCATGTGGCCTCGCTCTTTGAGAGATTGTCAACTTGATGCAATGTATTCTTCCACTGCTTCTTCGCATCCTTCTTCAACTGCAACGCCTCAAGCCATTCCGCTTGCTCAACTGAACCCCACACGTCTTCGTGTTTGTTCAATCGCTCAATTGTAGAATCTGCACGTTCCCACATAACACACGCCTGTCTCAAACTTACTTCGCGCGGTGTAGCATACTTGCGCAATGCTGTCAAGTCACGGTCTGATAAACCAAGATTGCGCATAGAATTTTCATGATTGCCGCTCCACGGTATTGCTTTCAACGTCTCATCGACTTCCATGCGCTTGACAAGACGCACTGCTGTAATTGCATCATCAATGTCCACTTTGAAATCCTTGTGAGTCCGTCGCGCCATTCTCAAATCCTTGACAAGTGTTTCAGCAGGTTTGCCGAAATATGTCTCAAACCACCCATTGCCCGAGACGGGCATGGATAACTGCATTTGCTCAGGAGGTGCGCCGCCAGCCTCTACACCAAGTTGTTGAGCCGTTGCCATCAATTTCTGACGGCGCTCTTTTTCTGCTCTAGGGTCGGCTATCCCTTCATTTTGTTTTGGGCTCAATGTCCCTTGGCCTTGGGAAGGTGTTGGCGTAGCATCGCCCATTTTAGGCAATGATATATCACCGGACTTACTGAATTCGGGGTGTTGTGCCAATTCTTTGACAATGAGTGCAAGATTAGGGTCTAAGCCTTCAACAGGTGCGTCGTAATTATCACCCACCAATCTGCTCCCCCACATCATATCAGCCCCGGCATCAAATCAGACAAATCAACAAGTCTCTCTCGGAATTCGGTCGTCGCCCACTGTGCGAGCGCAAGGGCTATCACGAAGTCGTCGTGACGACCAATCGATTCAAGTTTTCCCTTTTGGCTCATCCCAAACATGAGCAATTCATTTTCCAATGTGTGAGTTATTTCACGACTCGATTCGTCTGCGTATGGCATGCGTATTTGCTCGCGCTCATACCTCAAGACCAAACCCATAAGCATTGATTCGCGCTTAGTTTTGGACGAAATGAATGTCCTGATGGGCAGGTCAGTATTGGCTCGCAACTCGGTTGCAAATACGCGCTGAAAATGGTTGGCTTCCAACTCAATAACGTCAGGGGAGAATTTTGCATTCAACCGCTGGATTTCCATGATTTGTGTGCGGAAATCCATACCCTTTCGCCTGACAACATGTACAATTTCAAGAATCGGGTCATCAATCTGTTGCCGTAAGACAATCATTACAGTATAGTCGGCCGACCTATCGGATGAAATCGCTGGGTCCCACCCAATGAAATACTGCGCATCATCATCTTCAGGTCTGCGCGAGTAAAGCGACAATCCTCGGTCGCGGCATGGTTGCAAGACTGCGGTTGGGAACAGACTGCTTGCGTCATCAATGGGCTCACACAAGTATTCACGCGCAAATGCGACAGCGGGCATGTCTTTTCGGCGCACATCGAGTGCGTCCAAGTCCCATCGTTCAGGCCAAAGACACTCACCCCTCTCATTTATCGCGGGATATGTCTCAACAAGATACCCGTCTTTTGATTCCAGTTCTGTGTAAAGGTCAGTCGGTGTAAACGGTGTACCGACAATCATCAATTTCGCACTGTGGTGCAGGGTTGGGACCATGACTTCGTAGAACCATGAGGCCACTTTCTGCAATTCAGTGTCAGTGGTGCCCCACAGAATGTCGTCACACAGGATAATGTCAGGGTGCGCGCCACGAACCGCGCCACCAACCGATTTTGCGCTTACAAATGACCCATTGGTGAATCCAAAGTACGTTTTGGCCCACGAATCTTTTGAACGCAGGTGTTTGAGGATAGGTGTGGACTGAATCATGTCATCCATGAAGCGCATGTGACGAATTGTTTGGTCAAGTGAGTGAGAAAAGATGATTGCCTTCGTTTTTGGCGTAAATGCAACGCGCCATAGCAGGTAGGAGAGAAAAAGTACGGATTTTCCGTGGTCACGAGCCGCTTTTACGCAATATCGGTCGTGAGTATGCAGATTATGCACCCATGCGGCGTGATGATGTGACAATTGCCACCCGAGGATGTCTTGGAAGAAGAACGTGAAGTCTTTCTTGCTCATTTCCCAATCTATTTCAAGAATCGGGTCATCAAACTGAGACACACAGAATCACAGCCCCTTAAGAAGCGCGTCCCATGCTATTTTGTGAGCATCCATTGACGCCCTGATGTCTTGACCAAACATTTGCGGCTGTTTGGCACCACGTTCATAGGAACGCTGTCCAAACCCTTTACCGGGCTTGTGAATGTTCGGGTCGAATGGTTTTCCGGCCTTCATGTCAATGAGTGCTTGATTCGCCGCGTGCGCAGACTCCCAACCGGACATCGGGTCTTGAGGGTCTCCTGTCTGCGACTCCATCCATTGTCTTGCAGGCGCACTGCCTTCCTTCAATGGCCCGTAGTGCCCGCTACCAACAGCGACTTGACCAGTCTGACGAGGGGTCGTTGGTGGTGGTGCGACTGGTGTAGGCTCTTGTGAAGCAGGTGGTGCAACTGGTGTAGGCTCTTGTTGCGCGCCCCAATTTTCATCGGTAATGCCCCAATCATCACCAGTCGGTGGTGCAACTGGTGAAGGAGCAGGTTGTGAAGCAGGTGGTGAAGCAGGTTGTGAAGCAGGTGGTGCAACTGGTGTAGGGTCTTGTCCCATGCTCATTGCTTCCATAGCGTCAGGCTGTTCCTGAGCCGCTAAAGCGGCAACTTGGTCAGAAAGACTGCCTTGACGACGCTCGGGCATATTCTGCCTTCGGTCCATCTCCGCTCTTGCGGCATTTCTTGCTTGTGACCCAATGTTCTTGATACCGCCCATAAGATTTGTACCGAAATTTTTCACGCCTGTCATACCAGCCTCAAGACCAGCATCTGCGCCTGCGAAAGCCGCGGCCCCTCGGTCCATTGCGCCTCGACCAGCGGCCATCATTGCTGGCGCGACTTTGTCTCTTGCGAATCGTCCCGCGTCGCCTGCCTTTCGACCCATAAATCGTCCAGCACTACCTAGCGCAGACATCAAACGCCTACCCGCGCTTGGCTTAATTTCACCGAATTGCTGTTGGTACATTGCGCGCTGTGGACTGCCTTCGGGTGTAGCACGCGCTTGGCGTTGCATCTGCCCTCGGGTGCCTGACATAGTGTTTCCACCGGTTGGGTCATACATCGTATGCTTGGCGGGCATCAACCCAAACATTCCGCCGGGTTGTGAATGAGACTGAACAGGGGCATATCCCCCTTGTTGGTGCATTGCCATTGATTCCGGCGTTTGGCCCATCTGCGCCTGTGGCAATTGTGGATAATTTTTGAGTAGCGCGCCTGTGTTACCAGTCCACACCCACTCTTCCACATCATAATTCAAATCAGCCTTTGCCATGATTTCAGCAACGGCTTCCGCCTCACTAGATGAAATGCGCTTTACCGCATATTCTTGTTTGAGAATATCATATTTGTTCATGAGAAGGCCACCTTGATAGCCGCGACGAGAGAGGGGGTTACTCTAAATTGTTTCGCTACGCGCTCCCAATCCCCACCTGCCGCGTATAGACCGTGAACGTCACCGGAAGTTACGCCTAAACGTGATGCTACGAGACTAACGTCTTGCGCATTTTGAATACTTAAGTCGCGTTTTGTGGGCAAATGCTTCAAAATTGATTTGTCTTGCCGAGCCATCGATAATTGCATATCTTCTATTGCGCGCAATATGCGCATTGTTGGGTCGCGCTCACCGAATGGACTGTCCATTCCACTTCTATCGAGTGGCCGCTCACCAAATGGTGAAGGGCGCTGACGAGGAGTTGTTGGTAACGCGGGTTCTTCCTCAACCTCTCTTCGACCTTGAGGTGGGCGTGGCGCAGGCGCATGTGTGGTAGGCCCATCTGAAATTGATTGCACTTGTTGAGGTAATTGCGCTGAAGAATGCGCTCGTTCAGGCATAGGCGCATCCCAATCGTGTGCTTCTGCCGCACCGCCACGATTTTGCCCAATCATTGGTACAATTCGTTGCCATTCGCGCATAATCTGCGGCCCTGCGGACACTTGGTCTCCCGACACACCGTCAAAGTTTGACAAATCAATTTGCTTGTATTCAGCGAGACGTATCATTGCGGCCAAATTGCGCCCTGCTTTTGAGCCCCGACCGGTCCATGTAGTCGAATGTGGTGTGTTTGAGTGAATTATCTTGTAGTCTTCGGCGTTTTCACCTTCGATGTCCAATAAATCAGCCAACTTATCCATCAACTTGTCTAAACGGTTACCTGAGCGTCTTCCGGTCCCCGCAAGCAGTTGACCGACCGCAGAATGCGCCATAGCATCAAGTAACTGCGGGTCTTGAACACCATACTTTTCTTGAAGTTCAGGCCCGACATTTTTCGACGTATTTGTCTTACTTTTGAGCCAAAACGCCGGAGGGAGTTTGGGCGACCCATCTTTACCGAACAAAATGTTTGCCGGGTCTGCCGGAGGCAGTTCGCGCGTCTGATTGTATTTTTCTTGCGCACCACGCGGTGTATGTCCGCCGGGAACCGTCGAGCCACCTTGAGGTGGTGCTTGGTGCCGATACACATTGTGACCGGTCATAGTCCCCGGCTCGACATGTGATTTGTTGTAAACACTCGTGTGGTCACGATGACCGAGTTCTTGTAGGACTTGATGACCTTCGCGCCACTCGTGTTGCGCGGCCGATTCGACGTGTGACTGCCCTGAATTTTTATTGGTGCCGGGAAAATAATTGATTGGCACTTTGCGACCATTGTAGTCTGTCATGACATCGCGCTCATGAGTCATCAAATTCTTCGCTTGATATTTTGGCGAGACTGTCATGTGCTTGTAATCATCATGCAGTTGCATATCATCGTCCCACGGAATTGGTGCGACTTGGTCAGGTCGACCCATTCTAATCATGTGTGCGTTTTTTCGCCGCACTGCTTCGTTCATAATGTCGTGTTTGACATGTCTTTCTGCATCGTCAGGGTGGACTCGTCCAGCGTCAATGAGTTGTTTAGCCATCTTATGAGCAACGGCTTCCTTGGGGAATAAATGGTTCACTTTTCTGCCAAAGTAATCGAGGCTTAAATCCTGACGCGGCCCCATAACGTGGGGTCGAGGGTCATGGAAAAACGGGTTCCATTCGTAACCATCAGGGGCGTGATTCTCCCCTTCCAAAATATGCGAAGAACCGTCATCAAAACTCGCTGACACTCCGTGCCCTTTCCGAATGGTTTTGCCGCCTCGGTTGAGATAGATGATATTCGTCATGGTTGTCCCCTCCGTCCAACCAGCAATCCGTATGGGTGCGCCCCCCAATCAAGCGGGCTACCCCAATCATCATCGACTTCTGTTGCGCCTGTGTTGTAACTTGTCTGCTTACGCGACGCATTGGGCGAAGGACCTTCAGCATCATCTCCTTGACCGGGCATGTAACTCTTTTTTGTCAAATCACCGAGTAATTTTTTCGCTTGACGCAACAACTGCCTTAACTCAAAAATTTGGCTTTGGTTGAAATCGCGCCTCTTAGTCAAGAGGTTGCCAATTTCCAATACGTCTTCGGTTACTGACTTCGCTAAAGGCGAGACCGCTCCCCCAATCTTTGGAGTTTTACCAGCACCACCCGGCGTCCGGGGCCTGCGCGGCTTCTGAATTTGCTTAATTTTGGGTGGCGCTCGTCCACGAATTTTCGGCATTCGCTTCGCCTCAAAGCCTGTTCGTTGAGGCAAAGGTGTCACAACATCCTGTGCTGGTTCGTCTCTCATTCTGTCTTGACGACCAATGCGTTGTTCACGAATACGAGGGTCCATCCCAATAGAAGGGCGGCGTTTGCCACCCCCACCATACAAATGTGAAATAATTGGATTACCTTGCGCTCTTTCGCCCTCTTCCACTCTCTGATGAACGTGTTGTCGAGCGCGTTGCATAGGACCACGGAATCGTGTTTTGAGTGGTTTACCGCCCTTTTTGCCACGCTCACCTCCCGACATAAATCCTTGTCGTTTAGTGCGTGCCCCTCTCTCACCACGGTCTTTTGCGCGAACCGATTCGATTGTCTCGGTTCCCATACTTTGTCGGTCTTTGAGGACATTGAATGCACGGACAAACGCACCACCTTGACCGAATGCACCCGCAATAGGAAGATTTGGCGGCATCCCATCAACACCACCACCCATTGCACTACCGGTTCCGGTTTTTGTGCCAACGGCTTGGTCTAAGTCACCGCCGCGCGAGGCGGCCGGTCCAGTCAACTCTGAAATTTCTGCTTCCTTTTTACGCGCTTCTTCTTCTTCGCGCTTTTTGTTCGGAATTTTGATTTTAATATGCTGTAAGCCCGCTTTGGCATGTGCGCGCTTTTCCTTCTTCTTTGCCTTCTCTTCCTCTTCGTTCGCTTTTTCTTCAGGGTCACGAGGGTTGTATTTGGTGTGTGATACGCCATAACCCACCTCATCACCAGCAGTCTCACGCGGGTTATATCGAAGGCCGGATTGACCGCCGGAAGTATTGCCTGTTTTCAATAGACTGTCGTCGGTCATTGTCACTGCGCATCACCCCCTATGATATAATCATAGGTGGCGCGAAGGCGCGAAGCGAGGTTGTAATAGAATTCGTGGAGTAAACGCGGAGCATGGAACACCTGTGCCATATTTGCAACGACAACATCCAGTGCGTCAAGGCGCATGCGCAACTCTTTGCGCACTTTCCATGCCTGCATCGGGTCATCCTCTTCCAGCACTTCATCGAACAAATCTTGTATGTCACCAAGCAACTCTTTGTTTTGTGAATAATTGGCATAAACAGCAGGCCCAATATGACCCACGACCTCATACCATCTATCGAATGTCATCTGTAGCAAATCAAAATACAACGACACTTCTTGGTGAGCCAATGGCCCGTAAAAGTGCAATAGTTGATGCCCTTCTATGTCACTGCACGTCAAGACATTCATAGGGACGTGAGTCAACTTTCATCCTCTCCGTCTTCGACCAACTGTGAACGAATACGTCGCCATACTTCAGGCGATTCTTTTGCCAATTCAACTTTGATGAGATTCACAGTGTTGGCGGTAATGGACGACTCAGTGTTACCACCCATCGCGCGCTCTTGTATTTTGAGAATGTCTTTGACTGTCTCGCGCGTCTCTTTGTGCATACGCGTCAAATTGGCGTAGAACGCAGGGTCGTTGCGGTCAGGATTATCAAACAGGTGTCCCAATTCTCCATTCAATTTCTCGACGTTTGAACGCAGTGTTTCCATCTCTTGCCCGGCTTTAATCGCAATAACTGGCGCGGCTGATGCTTGCACTAGGGGTTTGAGATGATGCTTGAAATGATGATACACTGTGGTCTCCGAGCAACCACACTGTTCCGCAATTGCCTCGGTTGTTGTGTCACCGTTGTAGAAATCCTCTTCGATTGCAAATCGATTGAAATGGGTGCAGACTTTACATTCTGAATTGGACGCCATGTGGTAGTCACCCATGTGGTTTCTAAAATGCCGGTCAGTTGTGTTTTCACGCCACCCCATGCGCTTGTCGAGTTCCTTTGGTGTGACAATACCTTCGCGCAATTCTTTTTCCAATTCATCACGGTCTTCGTGCTGGCAAAGCCGACACGACGCTCGGGTGATTCTCTCCGCCATCAGTCTCCGATAGGCCGATAACTCAAAGGGGTTGCGGCTAGACGCCACACTCATGAGACGACTTAACCGAGCGCCGCGCGTTGCTGGCATACCTATCACGGCAAAGACAGCAAAAGACTTGATGAAAGCGGCAAAAGACATGGCTATGCGCAATCAAGTAACACCCGAAAAGGCAGAAGAGCGCATGAAAATATGTCTTGAGTGCCCTGCATGGACAGGCTCACGGTGTCGTGAATGTGGTTGTTTTATGAAAACCAAGACGACACTCAAAAACAGCAAATGCCCGCTTGGCAAATGGGACTAATTAGATAGTCGCCTGTAAACTACACCAGTCATTGTGAAGGCTGTGAATAGAATGAGCATTGACCAAACCAACTGCGTCGAGGTCATTTGATAGCCGTTGGTCACAATAAGCAAGAATGTGCCAAGCACCATTGCGATAACTTGCACCATGATTAAATCGACAACAACAGAGCGACCGAGATTGGTCATATCACTCATAGCAATTGTCAATGTCGCCGGAGAAAACGGGTTGGTTGGTTTAATGCTTGCATCCATGTTATCATCTCATTCCTGTAGCGGCGTTAAACATCCCACGCATTAACCCACCGGTCGCCTGCCCTGCTCTTTCCAACACACCTTCATTGTTCATGAGGGAGTTGAGCATGGACTGTTGCCCCATCATCAAAATTTGTTGCTGTCGCCCCACACTCTCGACAACAGCCTGATTGGCGGCCTGTTGCAATTGACTCAAAGCCGCGGTGACGTTTTCCGCACTCATTGTCTGCATATCGCTCGGTAGTGATGAAATATCCAATTTTAATCCGTCGTTTCCGTCATCAACAAACCGTGCGTCACGAAAAAATGTCACAAGATTGAGTGTGACAAGCGATGAGATAACACCGAGCATTTGTTGGAAATTATTCCCTGCGACCCACGCATCTACAGGTGCCGCTGACTGCTGTAACATTGCAATCAACTCTAACTCAGATGGTGGTTGCATGGGTTGGTTGGGCACACCCATACCAGCCAAAAATGGATTTTGACCTTGAGGGGGAGGACCTGCACCCCACGCGCTGGGGAATTGCCCTCCCCCTTGCGTAGTCTGCGCACCATTTGGTAAACCAAGATTCATTGTGTTAGTCGGTTGTTGTTGATTATTGTTTGAAAACGGCCAAACCATTATTCCACCTCGGGTAAATTATCGCGCGATGCTTGTGTTTCGACGAGCAATTGTTGCAAGCCCGCACCTACCGGAGCAGGCTCACCTGTTTGAAGTTGCCCCGTCAAAAGAGGTTCGCCTGACGCACCGTCCGCGAATTGGTCTGCATCGAAAATGACAATTGTTAGGCGGTTTTCACCGGTCTGTGTATTTTTGAGATGCTGGACGGGAATTTTATCAGCGCGCAACATACGGAAGAACGGCTCATACTTCTGAAGTGTTGGGGGCGTGTTATCTCTTGCGGCAACAGCAGTAATAGGTACTGCGACCATGCTCACACCCTTCTTGACTCGCTCACGCAACGTGCTTTTTGACCCGTCGCGCTCACGTTCTTCTTCCTTCTCCCATTTGGTCAAGACGTGATATAGATGCAAATGCTCAGGGCAATATGTGCCGCGCATTGTGCGCCCACCTGTTACACCTTCTCTTGCAAGGAATGCTCGCGGTTCGCCTGACACAGGGTCAACGAAATACATCTCCCAAAGCGACTTACCTGTCTCTTCGTCACGAATTTCATCATAGACGTTGCCCATAACCTTGAGAAGATAGTCAACATCACACCCATCGACTACACACTGTGATGTGTTCTTGTTGTAGCGATATTTGCTACCCAACCATCGCAACGGCGAATACCATTTACGTTTTGTCGGACTCAACAAACGATATGCCTGTTTGATGTCTCTTCTGCGCGCTTTTCGCGGGTTTGGGTGGTTTGAAGGATAAAAATTGACGCGAGGAATCTCAATGTGCGGTTGCTCTTCTGCCGCCGCTTGCATTATCCCTTGTGCTTGCGCCATCCCCTGCAATTGTGCAAGAGATGCGTTACTTGTATTCGACGCTATGCGCGCCAATTCCACATGTGTATTTTGCGCAAGTGGTTGTTGCCTCTGCCCAAATATAGGTTGCATCATACTGTTCGCCCCTCAAATCACCACGACACCATGTCAATTAAAGTGCTTTCTACGTTCCAACCAATGCGTGTTGCCATCATAGACACGCGACATGGAACACCTGCTTTTTGCAATTCCACCATCGAATCGCGCAACTTATCGAAGATACGATGCTCACGCAACCGTTGCTGTTGCCATAGCACGTTCGCCTGTTCGTCCCACCACACATCGGCTTTGTTCGCTACAAGCAAAACAAGACGTGGCTTATACCGTTTACCACGCCAACGAGTCCACATTCTGCGATAATTCCATCGCTGGTTGACAATTGAGTCCACAAGGAATTTGAAGCCACCAACACAATCTATCGCGCCGTTACCGCCCTTGAGTGTGCGCTCATCTATCATAAACACGACAATTTCTACTTGCCTGTCTACCATATCATCAATCCACAGGTTCCAAAACCGTTGTTGCCCACCGACATCCGCACTATGTATGACACGTCTTTCGCCCTTCCATCGAATGCGCTTGCGTGTTGGGCGCGGTAACACATAGCCCGCCTTTAGCAATCGCTTTGGGTGCGCAGTGCGCATATCTTCAGGGATTTCAGCCATTTCACCGGGTGTCGTCATAAATTGGTCAAGCGTGGTCTTTCCCACCATCGTTGGGCCATAGAACCCAACACGGCGCGGCTTCCAATAGTTGTAGAGTTGCTGGCCCCATACTGCCGCGCCAACTAGCGCAGAACCTGCCATCGCAACCATGTGACATCACAACTTGTCCAATTGATGACTAGCCCATTCACTAATGCGGGTGACTGTCTTTTCCCATAGACTCATCCCCCAATAGAATTCGACGGCTGAAATCACAAATGTTGTGATGAGAACCGCGAGTGCGACCTTTAACCAACCCCAAAAGCGCTGATACTCACGGTCAACAAGATTTTGTGTGTTCCATGCGCGCATTGTGCGCTCGACCGCATCATCGCTTGGGGTTTTGAACAACCAACCCATTCACTTCTTCCCCTTGGTTTTCTCTTCAACCACTTTACTCGCACCAAGGTCAAGTGGTTTGTCAGACTTCGCTTCATGCTTTGGGGCAGGTGCGAATTCTTCACGAGGTGGTTCGGCCGCGCTGTACGCAAGCCCTCTCATCAATACTTCCGGGTCATTTTCCATCATGCGCAATTGTGCTTCCAATTGCAACTCTTGCAACCGCAATTCTTGTTCCATTTGCCTGTTACTGAACATTTGTTGCATGTGCATGATTTTTCTGTCACGGTCTTTTTGCTGACGAGCATAAACGGCTCGGTTGTCCATGCTGTCTTGCATGAGCATCTTGTAAATGAAGTATGAAATACCTTGGAGGGTGAATGCACCCATTGTGTAAGTCAGTGCGTTGGTGTAAACTGAATCATCCATTCGTAGCCACAATCGTGCATCGAAAATTGCAATCGCCCCACCTACAAGTAGTGAGATGAAAGCAATTAACCCCATGACTTTCAGTTCGTCTTCGTTTCGCTGTGGTGGTGGTGTATAGCCCGGCATAGGTCTCGCCTCTCGGCTCCCCGAGGCAGGGCTCCCTTCATAATCACTTTGATGTGGCATTTATTGGTATTCTTACTTCTAATCAGTAAAGATATAGGTGTATTACAATTACTGATTAGAACCAAGAAAACCAAGAAAAGTTACTCATCTTTTGACGCCGATTTTGCTAGGGTGGGCCGAAGCCGCGTGGTTGAGAGACGACACGGATGCGACGGTGTCAACGACCCCGACCCGTTTACGCGCAGGCGCATGTTCATCATAAAATTTCAGTATCGCAAGCGCATCGCGCATTAACGCACCTTCAGACAAATTAAGTGAGTCAACTGCCTCATCCAGTTGTTTTTGTTTCGCTGTAGCCATGCTGATATAATCATCATGGGGCATGCGCAAATCATCATGCGCGCTAGGTAACCAGTCAGGATGAACAGCGCGTATCATACGGAAGAGAGCCATTTCTGCCAAAGGCGAATTCATGACATGCTCCTCATCATCAATCTTGCCCTTAGCACCATCACCACCACCACGCTTCTCAAACTCTCGTAACAAGTGAGAATTGTCTAACTTGCTACCAGTTACGCGTGTACCTTCAAGCCCGCCGTGTTTAAGCGCCGCTTGCAAATCACGGAATGAACGGTCACGCCATATTGTATTCGGTGACCTGTAAATGCGACTTGTCATTTGTTGCATTATTTTTTTGCGTGAAGCATTCAAATCTTTTTGCTTCTTTTGGTTAATGCTTGCTATATCATCGTCTTGTGTTGGTGTGTCAGGTGGCAACACCAAGCCCGAAGCACGACGCGATTCCCATTCGCTTTTGCTATCAGCGTGTGCTTCTTTCCACTTTTCGTTAGCGACGGTATCGTCAATAAAACCACGCCCTTTATCATCAATGCGGAACCCTATACCTTGACCATACGAGTTGGTTTCTTTTGGTTGTTTGAACTGATTTGGAATAAATTTGCGGTCGTCCCACTCATCCCATGCTTGGTTACCATGATGCTCAAATGGCGTTTTGTTATCAATCAATTTGAAATTGCGGTGGTCACTTTCGTCGTGAGCGTGATAAAGTTCGTTTTCACCGACTTCATCATCATCATCATCATCATCACGCTGTAACGACGCGGGAACCCCGCTACTACCGATAACACCTGTCATTCTACCTCCTTCATCAAAGATGGCTTCTTGTGCTTGTAATGGTGGTGCAACTGGTTGTGGCAATGGTGACTGGACTAATTTTACAGGGGGCATGCCTAAACTAGGCTGTCTTAATTTTTGACGCAGGTCATCCAACCAATTTTCATTGCCAACTCCTACTCGCCCTCTTTTCGCTCTTGCTTCACGTCGCTTTTCCTCTCTTTCCGCCGCCTTTTCTTTTTGTCTTGCAGTCATGTGTCCGCGTTGAGGTCGTACAACAGGCACAATGCCTCTCGACAAACCTGATGGTGGCGCGATATAAGGCGGCGCATCAGTGTAATCCGTCCGCAATTTGAACTGACCCGGTCCCGGCTCAGTTTGGAAGAATGACGGGAGTGGTTCGCCTGACGCACTAACGCCGGGTTGCATGAATGGTTGGCCCGGCGCGCTAAATGCAATGTTTGTTGCTTTTTTCCAGCGCGGCCATGATTCATTGAATTCTTGCGCCTCTTCCTCGCTCATTGATGGGTCAACCACAGGTATTTCGCCGTCACCGCCACAGGGTGTGCAAATACCAAGCCCTGAGCATTCAGGGCACAGGTAAGTGTTACTTTGGTCCTCTTGCAATTCCGTAAATGGGTCATTGGTTGCCCATTGTCTACCAAAAGGCGCACTATGAACAGAAAGATACTGATTAACTTCATCATGGTGTTGGTCATGCTCTTCGTGCTGAGTGTTGAGTTCTGCGCCCCACGTTATGCCCTCTGTCTCAGGTCTGTCCACACCAGCAGACCAAGTCTGACCTGTCTTTACAGGCACCGTTGTTATTGTATGCCAATCAGGGAACGCGCCAAGATAAGCCATTACTCTGAACCCTTGCACTGTTCCGTGACCTGCGCAATAGCCGCAAGGGGTCTTCCCTACCCTCACCTTTTCCCCTACACTTCGCAAATGGTCATGCTGATTGAATTTATTCAGTCGCTCTTCTGCTTCATTATGCAATGCTACGGGGCCTTGAGTATGTTGCCACTGCAACCACGGCCCAAGACCGGGATATGGGTGGTCAGGGTCGGGCACATTTACTTCTTTGGCGACATTGTTGTTACCCATCCGCATAATTTTCTTCATGCCGATATTGTGCCAGTGAAGGTCGTCACCTGCTCGCATTTTGCCAAATTCTACAGGCTGATGGGTCCATTCACCTGTAGTGATGTTTTGAACACTATTCATACCAGTTTGTGGGTGACCAAGCCCGAGAATTTTGTTGAGTTCGGGATTGTTGAATGCACCGGCCATAGGCGCCTCATTTTCAAGATAATTGATTAACTGCTTCGCCTGCCCCATTCCTATATTTGGTGTTGGGTGCCCTTTTCTGTGCGCAAGATGACCTTGCGTGTTGAAAAACCCACCCACGCGTGAATTGCCATCTTCACCATGATGAATCATTTCGTGAGGATGAGGCACTTGAAATCCCAAAACGTCATCGCGCGTCATCCGTCCTTCAGGGAGTCGCCTGATGTTCCATGTGTTGTGTTCGTGATGACTCTTCAAATGCTGGAACACTTTGTATGATGGGTCCGACGGAGGTACTTTCAGACCCAAAGCCTTACCATTTTCGCAACCGGGACAAGTCATTTTACCACTGAACGGGCGAGGTGTCCCACCGCGAAGTGCCGCTTCTGCCGCTTCTGTCTCATCATCAACGATGCGCACTTTGTTGGTCTTTTCATCTACCATGACATTCACTCTTCCTCTTCATTGTCGACCAATGATGGGTGCGGCTTTTTGTAAGTAGATGCCGGAATAGCAACTTTTTCACTCTTTGGGTCACGCTGTCCGCCCCGATGAGTTGGACGGTTACGAACCACTACCGAGCCGGGTGGGGGCAGTTCGCCCTCAAAGTCAGGATGAGTTTCAGGGCGCTGATACGCCCATGCCCCTTCGCTATTGGCACGCTGTTGATGAAGTCTTGCGTATTTTTGATGCGCGTTGATGTATGCGAGTCTTCCTTGGCGAGACAAATCCGCCTCACTTTCTTTGTCACCTATGATGATGCGCCCACTTTTGTCTGTACGAGCGGCTCTATCTGCGCCACCCAACCAAGCACTTCTGCTTGCTGGTTTGACACGGACTTGACGCGTCTCGTAACCCCTGTCTTCACGGACACCTCTACCACCTGTGTATCGACGTTGTGATGTTACCCCTACCGGGCCTGATTGTAGCATTTGTTCGTCAAGATTCATCTCTTTTCTGCTACGAGGGGGCTTGTCCGGCTCATCGTCAACATCCATGACTTCTTCATCATCTCCACCAAAACCCATGTCTCTTGCCGCACTTGATAGGTCAAACTGCTTCAATTCCTCAATGGCTTCTTCATCACCCAACAATTCACCAATACGAAGTCTGCCCCCTTGTTTATTCATTTCACTTATGGCGTCATTCGCAATTTGAGTATTACCTTCTTCAACAGCACGCTTGTGTCGTTCGTAAAGTTCAGTAAGATATGGCATATAGGCGGCCGCTATGTTGCTCGCGCGTCGGTCCATTTCACGATGCCAACCAGCCTCGTTAGGGTCTAAATGACTGTAGTCACGCTTGTGCCTTTCTGACCTCAATTCACCTAAATCATCGCCCCATTGCTCGCGCACATCTTGCTCTTGTTGTGAGCCAGCAACGTCATCCAACTCACGACCAATCGTGGGCAATTCAAGAGGGTTCGGTTGGTAAGCCATTTGCTCCAAAGCACGCTTCCGCTCTTCTATCTCCTCGTCAGTCAACTCTTCTTCTTCGCTGTCCAAAGTCATAAACTCGTCAGCGTCATCATCAGAGTAGTAATCGTCTTCGTAATCGTATTTGAGAACAGCCCACGCTTCTTCTAATGCGTGCGCCATGTGACGCGGAAGCGCATCGGAACCATGAAGGTTCCGTGCCTCTTCGGGGTAGTATGCGCCGACCCGGCCGACGACCACGTCGCCCTAAAACAAGACACCCGTCTCGTCAGCGTAGCCGTGTTTATGTCAGACGCCCAAAGCGTCGCCGTGCATCACTTACAGTAGTCAAACACGCAGAGTCACCTGCGGCCAAGCGTCACAAGTCCAAGTACGATACCAAGTTCCAATCCACACCTGAGCGTCTCAAATACCGCGAAGAGTTGCTAAGTGAGCGCAGAAAGCGCGGTATTGCTGGCAAAGGTGGACCTGACATGAGCCATACCAAACGAGGTACGCTTGTCGCAGAAAGCCCGCATGCCAATCGTGCGCGGCATTTCAAAGAGCGCGGTACGCTGAAAAGTATAGTTAGTGAGTACAATCAACTGTTCTCATACGAGACTATCACTAAGAAGCGAAACCCGTTCGATTTGCAAGAATGACGTGGCAAATCCGCAAATTTTTTTGTGTTATATTTCTCTTGTAGAATATAACACCCTTTCATGAAAAAATTCCGCAATCGCGTGCGTTGCTAGGGAAGGCAAATTGGCGCACCCTGCGCGCGCCTCCGGCTA